GTTGATATGAGTGAAAAAGCTATCTTACCAGAGGAAACTCCGGTTGATAATATAGAAGTTAAAGCTATTGAAGAACCAATGCCTGAAGTTGTCAAGCAACCTGAAGAAGCTGTTGATAACGGAAATGAAGAAGTGTTTGAAAGCTTAAAGGAAATGGTCCGTCAAAAAGATTTACTTGAAAGTGAAGTCAAAGAGCTCAAGTCACAAAAGACAGTTAGCGATGCCGAGGTTAAGAGATTGACAGAAGAGCTTGAAAAATATAAAGCTGGCTTCATGAGAGTAAGTGCATTAGCTTCAAAGGTAACAGAAACAGAAAAAGCAAATAAAGCTCTTACAGAATCTGTTGCAGTCAAAGATGCTCAAATTGCTGAGCTCAATGAAAAGATTAGAAAACATACTAGTTTAACAGAAAGCCTTGATGCTGGTAAAGCAGAAGTCAAAGCACTTAATGAAAAACTAGAAGCAGTAATTAGTGAAGCTGAAAAGTCTGAAAAGACACTCAATGAACAAATAACTGTTTATAGAAAGAAATTAGCTGAAAGAACTGAAACTGCAAAGCAATATAAAGCTAAATATGAAGAAATTCTTGAAGGTTATATTGCAAAACAAGCCGAAAGACTTGCTGTTAGAAAATCAGATATCACTAGCAGACTTGGCGAAAGCTATACGTTAGCTGATATCGACAAAGTCTGCGATGACTTGCTCACTGAATCATTCAGTTGGAGCAACCTTCCATTCGGTGGTATATCAAGAGGACAAGGAAAAATTCAAACAAAAGAAAGCCTAGATACTGGCAATAAAACTGATGATGGATTTGATGACCTCTTAGAACTTGCCGGATTGAAGTAAAACTAATTATTAAATTTTATAGGAGAAAATCAATGAGACAAAATTTACTTGAGACTTATAGTCGTCAATTAAAGGTCGCTGAAGCCTACGTTGCCAAAAACTTCGATGGCAAACAAATCTCAGCAAATACCCAACTCACAACTGCTGTCTTGTTAGACAACACAAACCGTTGGATGACAGAATCTCTTGAAGATGGCCAAATCAGCACAGTTGCAACAAACCGTTCTGACCTCGGTGCTTGGAAGAAATTCTGCTTAAACCTCACAAACATCGCTGTTCCATCCCTCATTGCTAACGATCTTGTTATCGTTCACCCAATGACTTCTTACAGTGGTTCCGTTGCTTACTTAAGCTACGTTGCTAAAACTGAAAAGGGTGGAGTCAAACAAGGACAAGAATTAAATTCAGTCTTTGGTCTTGGCAAAGTTGATGATGCTAGAACTGCTTACTCTTCACAAGTTATTGTTGAAGCTACAGGTTCTGGTTGCCCAGCTCTTACACCTGTCGAAGGTGGCATTCGTTACACAGAAGGTAATATCGTTAAGAGATGCAAATTCAAATCCATTTTTGAAGATGGTCACGCTGAATATGGTGATGAAGTTAAACCAGGTGCTGTCAAAGTTGCATACGTTTCCGAAGAATTCCAAATGGAAAAAGTTCCTGCATTTGACATCCCAACAATTGGTCCAGTCATGAACCGTATTGCCTTAGTTGCAGAACCAAGACGTATTGCTGTTCGTTATGACCAAATCACAGCTTTCCAAGCTAAAACTGACTACGGTTTCTCACTTGACAAACAAATCGCTGAACAAGCCTGTGGTGAACTCGCATTTGAAATCGATACTGAAATCGTTGGTATGTTATTAGAAGCTTCTAAAGAAGTCGCTATCGAACTCGGTGAAAAAGATCTTGAATGGTCTAAAGTTCTTCCTGTCGGTGTTAGCAAGTTTGAACACTACAATGGTTTCTTAGAAATCGTTGAACAAGCTAAAGCTATCATCTACAACAGAACAAAGAAATTCTCAGCCAACTATATGGTCTGTGCTGCTGACGTTCTTCCAGTTCTTTCCTTCGTCAATGGTTATACAGCTGTTAAAGCTCCAAAGATGAATGGTCCTTACAAAGCTGGTGAATTAAACGGTTTATCAGTCTTTGTCTCCCCAACACTTGAATCTGGTGAATTCTTCTTCGGTTTAAACGGTTCAGATATGATGAGCTCTGCTGGTGTCTACGCACCTTACATGGCTATCGTTCCAACCCAATTACTCGGAACACCAGACGGTGGTTTAGCACAAGGCTTCAGCACTTGGTATGCAAAAG